TTTAAAAGTGTCTGCACCTGCTTGTGCTGAAGGACGGAAATCGTGAACACCTAACAAAAGCTGAGCTTTGAAAGACGTACACATTGCTTGAGTAATAGCCATTTAAGGACTCCTTAATCTTTTAATAAAATAGTTAACTCAGGATGACCAGCTTCTCTTAAACGATTAGCAATGGTCGTACGGTCTGAGCGGACCGCTTGTTGCAAATACTGCAATAAAACAACACGTAAGTTGTTTTTAAATGCTTCTGCCTGGTCACGAATCACTGGGTGAGACTTTGACCCAACATAAACAATCTTGTCTAGCGCCATTTCGGCTAACTCTTCTGGGGTAAAACCACGCCCAGATGTTGAAAGCACTGAAACATTGCCGCCTATGAAGCCGTCTACTGTATCTAAGTTCATCGTACCGGTATCCTTGCTTGCATAGTTCTATATGTATCTTGACGATTCTTACCTTCGCCAAGCTGTTTAAGCATCATTAACGCTTCGTTATAACGAGCCATATAATTCTGAATTACGTCAGCTTCACCCTTCATGAAAGTATATGCTTCCAATAGAGAACCGTAAAGTAAAACTGAATCAAAGTTATCGCCCAACCATGAAGTACCGCTAGGTGAATTAACAATAGAAATTGGGTAATAAAAGTAATGTAACTCCATGTTGTAATCAACATCAGGAGTCGGACCCACAATAAAGGTTGTGTCGTCAAATATAGCGTAATACTTAGGTAAACCTGTAACCGTTGGTACTGGATAGCACTCACGGATAAACTCAACGTCTTTATTTAGTAAGTAAGACTGAGCACCTGTTACTGGGTCAATCGCAGCCAAAGAAAACGTTGCTAACCAATCTGAAGGCACGTTTAGAAACCTATTACCCGTCGTGGACTGTCCAGTTACGTTCTTACGAAAATCTGGAAGCTGAACTGAGTTAAAAATACGTTGTTCGGCTTGGTAAATAAAAGTATTAATCTGTTCTGTACCAGTAAGCGTAACGGTGCCACTACCAGCTGAACTAGTCCAGTCCTGGTTTGGGAAATCGTTTTCAACGTAACCCTTGATGGTTTCGAACAGAGTAGAGTAGTTCATTCGGGTTTACCCTTAAGCCATTGTTCCGCGTGCTTTAGTGCCTTTAGTAGCCGCACCTGTACCACGAATCTTCATCTCGCCGTTTTTATTAATTGGCTCGTAGTTACCCTTGCTGATACCACCAACAGACATATTAAACTTGTCAACGCCGTTACCAGGTTTAACTACCGCATCTTTAGCATTTTTCATCTTTTTACCGTCCATAGTATGTGGCTCGGCATATACAGTAGCTGGGCCAACTTCTTTACCGCCTTTTTTCATGCTGTACGCCATGATTAACCTCTCTTTTGAGCAGCGACTTTAGCTAAGCCACGACCCATAGTTTTCATATCAATGTTGCGCTTACCGCCGCCTGAGCTTTTAGAGCCTTTGCCAGATTGGATAGCTACTGTTGGACCTGAATCACCAAGGTTTTTACCCTTAGTTTTGCCTTGTTTAGTAATACCGTCTGCGCCTGATTTGTATCCCATAATTTACTCCTAATTAGTTGTTATCGTTACTGTACCAACATTTCCGTTGGCAACCAAGTTATTTGGTGTTAATCCACCATCATCACCCATTCCAACAGGATTCCAACCCCATTGTATCTGTCTACTACCCCCACTAGGAAAACCTATACCTTCTGGGCTTGTACTATCTGTTAATAACTCCTGCAAACCTGTTGTACCAGAAACTAAATAACTTAAGTCCGGTCTTGGGTCTCTAACCGCCTGTGGGTCATTCACAGGGTACATACCTAATTGCAACTGTGGTTGGTCAGGGTCCCAACAGTTTTTACAAACCTTAATTTTAAAAGGTTTGGTTTTGACTGTCTGGGTACGCAACTCCTTTAGTTTGTAACGCTGGTCACAGCGGTCACATTGAGAAATTGCATATTTACCTGACGCAAATCTATTAGGCATTATCTATAGTAAAACATGTTGCGTGGCACAAAACGAATTGGGGCTTTGTCCCTGTCTTCCGAAGACGCTAAGTCCCACTGCTCTTCATAAGCTGCTTTTAACATCATAATGCGGTCAGGAGCCACTTCTGGTTTTTTCATAGACAGGTAATAAGCTAACCCAGCTACGGCTGCATTCACTAAGCGGAAGGGCATATCTTGTTCATACGAACCGCCATCACCAGCGTCTTGCATACGACGTAATCTGTAATACACGAATGTGTATTGGTCTCCTGGGGGGTTAGGCGTTGGCCATACGTTAATACATGGAAGATTTTGCTTAGTAATTGCGGCGCCAGTCAAATGAGGCGCTGCAGTTGTACCATTTTGTCCGCGATAGCAGTTAACTAGCTGATTGCCGTTTACGTTTACATAGCTAATTGTTTCGTTATCAATCTTAACAAACCCAGTAGTAGGTAAACCGTTGGTTGAACTCAAAGTAATCGTTGTATCAGTAGCACTAATCCCACCGTTTAACGTAAGGGCAGTTACATTGTCCATCCCAGACTGGCGATTAATATAAACCTGAATAGGGCGGCCAGTAGTCAATTTGTTTGGAATCGACATATAAGTTGGTTCAGCAATCCGGCTGATGTTGATGTCAATCTGATTGCTTGTACTTGCGTTGTTCTGACGGATAACCATATCCATTAAGTCAACTGTATCTACTGGAAGAGGGTACAAGCCCTGCCCTGTCACCATAGGAATCTGCCCTTGTTCAACAGTCCAAAGATTAATACCGCGGTTTGACCACTCAATCAAAAGAAGATTCATTGAACGACGAGCGGTTCTCAAGTCGTAACCCGTACGGATTTCTATCCCACAACGTTCATATGCTTCTTCAGCAATGTCACGGAACTCTAAATTAAATGCTGTAGAGCCACTAGTTGTCATTTAACTCTCCGGTATGGTTTTACTTTTGCTTTAACACTTTTTGGTTGGGCTACAAACTGTTTTCCAGCAACTTTTCCTGCTCGTTTTGCTTTGGTTGTGGCTGCATATTCAGCAGGTGACAACGCTTTAATTGCTTTTTCTGGCAAGTATCGTTCTCCAGTGTCACTTGAACGCTTCCCAGACTTAGTCGTCCACTTTTGAGCGGTCCAGGACTTAAGAGAGCGCTGACTTTTTGCAAGGCCACTCACTTATTTATACCCGCCGCCAGACGCTTTATAGCGCTTGGCTAATAGCTGAGCCTTACGAGCACTCCACTGACCCGCAGCAGTGCCCTGAACGGCTGAATTCTTAATACTGTTAAACATAGCTTTACGCTTACCTGGTTGGGTGTAGTTGCCCGCAGCATTAACCTTAGATACTTTGCCACCTTCAGCGTATTGCGTAAAGTCAGTATCGTCCCTACGGGCTTTCTTTTTCCCTTTAGGCATCTTAGAAGGAGCTATTGCCCCCATACCACGACTAGGTCTCATATTAAGCTCTTGTCTTTCCACGGATTGCACATCCGTCTGCACGTTTAGAAGCTGAGGATACTTTACCACCTGACTTAATCTTTAGCATTTCATGCTTACCACTTTTAGGCACACCAGCAGCGCTACCCCCACGAGACCTAACACGTTCTTTTAACTCGTCGTTAGTAATCTTACCTTCGCGAAGGTCACGCAAATCTTGAATAGACTTCTTCGCATTAGCCTCACGGTTCTTGCGTTCTGCGTCATCAATATCAAGTGTACCTTGTACGTCGCTCATACTTAAGCCTTTGTTTTCCCACGAATAGCGCAGCCATCAGCTCTAGCAGAAGCGGACTTAACTGAACCACCTTTTTTCATAGTTGGAGTTCCTGGGGCTGGAGCAGCTCCTGCTGCAGCGGCTTCGGCTTCACGACGTTTACGTTCTTCACGGTCTTCTAGTTTATTGGCAGCGTAATTACCTGCTACGCCTAATACGCGGAGCATATCTGGGTTTTTAGCAGCTAACGATGCGCCTACGCCCAAAGCACCTGCTTTCATCATGTCTTTAAGAGCCATTACACTATCCTACCTTTCGTTTTGCCTTTAATAGCGCAACCATCAGCACGTTTAGAAGCTGAAGAAACTGAGCCACCAGACTTAAACTTAAACGCGCCTTTAACCTTTTCAACCACGTTTTTAACTTTTTCTTTTACAGCAGCATCTCTAGCATCTAATTTCTTTTGTGCTTCTGTTTGTTGCTTCTCGTATTCGGCGTGGCCTTTTTGGGCTTTCTCAAGCTCTAAGTCGCGGTCGCCTTCTTTCATTGGTTTATCAGCCATGATTAACAGGCTCCGCCAGATTTCATAGAAATCATTTTGCCTTTTGTATGACCTTTAGTTATACAACCATCAGCACGAGTTACACCGCCGCCAGCCATTTTGTGCATGCGCTTCTCATGACCTTTAACAGCTTTCTCAGCTTCTGCCTTCATCATTGGTTTGTCTTTTGCGATATCTGAATGTTTCACATTTCCACCTTTTTTCATGTAGCCCATCTTGTTACGTACTTCTGTAGGTAACTTAGCTAAGCCGGGGTTTTCGTTAGCGTCTACTGGCTTCATATTAGCAAGCCTTTCCGCCGGTAGTCATTTTCTTTGTTGTCTTCTTAGCCATGCCACCTTTTTTCATAGGCATAGCCATCTTTTTAGCTGGTGCGTCTTTCTTAGCAGCAGTTTCTTTTTTCTTTGCAATCATTTCCATAAACGGGTTTGCTTTTTTCATATCACCACCTTTATTAAAAGTTTTGCCTTTATCGGCTTTGTTGAACTTTTTGGCGACATCTTGCGATATGCCAGCTTTTTTAGCAAACGCAGGTGAATGGGCTGCGGCTGCCATAAAATTACGTTGTTTTTTACTTGTGCTCGGCATCTTGTTTCTTCCCTAAAAGGCCTTGGATAGTATCGGTTTCGTAGATTCGGATACCTGTCCAAATAACAGTAAATAAAGCTGCTACAGCAGGCAATACATCCACAAGAGCTCCTAATACTGTTGCAACTGAGGCAAAGTCAATAATGTGTTTAGTGTTTTCGCTTAGATGGTCTTTCATTAGCATTTCCATCTTTTTAGTGATGCTGCCTTACGCGTAGGGCGACCTTTTTCGTCTTTCATTGGGCCAGGCATGCCTGACATACGCGCACAGAATGACTTCTTACGAGCGCCACCTTCAGGCTGTGGAGCCTTTAGATTAGAGCCAGTAGTAGCATTGTACTTAGCACGACCTTTAGCGGTAAGGCCTGCCCCTTTTGAGACAGGTAGCTTCTCACCACGACCGATAGCTAGGGAGACGCCCTTTTTCTTAGCCATAGTACACCGTTGCAGTTACAGAAGCGCCACATCCTACAAAAATACCGTTAGGGCAGTAAATGCCTTCTCCTGGGATTAAAACAGGTAAACCAACTGAGCTAAAAGTATCAATTTCTAGAGCAATACTGCTATACGCTGTGACGTTACCACTTGCATCACTAGTTACTAAAGGGTCTACACAAGTAAATG